GGACGTTTGTCGAACATATTATCCTTCGCTCCTGGGGTCTTACGATTGTTATAATGCAGAAAAACTTGTACGCATTGTTTACCTTTGAATTTTTCTCGCCAATGTTCTAGCTCACAGCCAGAATATACTAGCATATCTCCTTGTTTAAGATCTACTTTAATTCCTTTTTTACCAGTCTCTCCAGATGGCTCTAGATATATAGGCCAGTCATCACCAGCAAGATTCATAGTTGTAGATATCTCACAACTAAATCTATCTTTATGTCTTTTTAATTCATCACCTTTTTTATAAATTCTTGCATAGGTATAAGCTGGATATAATTTTAATCCGGTTGCTTTTTCCATACCTGGTTGGCATTTAAGCATTAAAGTTTCCATAGCCATATTAGCATATTGAGAATAGGTATGTGGTATCTGTTCATTCTCTCCTTCATAATATCCTATGATAGTTTCAAATGGAGAAAAGTATCTTGAAGCTTTACAAGTATCATAAACTTGTTTTTGCATTAAAAAATAATTTGCAACAAAAGCTGCTAGGTCTTTTGATATAGCTTGACGAATGATTGTATATTTATTTTTTTTAAAATTCATATAAATGTATACACTAAAATTAATCTAAATCCTTTTTTGGGAACTATATGATAATGAGGCAATTTATTCCATATAGCTATTTTATTTGGTAAAGGTTTAATTTTAATAATTTTGTTATCTTTTTTTATACAGGTGTATGATTTTAAATCATCGCAATGTAAGTATATAATTAAATTTTTATGTTCAAAACTATGATCTAAATGAATATTAGATTTTTGTTTACCATTATTAAATGTTAAATTTAAACAAATTCTAAATATTTAATTAAATTTAAATTTTTTACTTAATTTTTGTAAAAGATCTTTTGCAAAAGGATATAATTCAGAATTAATTGGGTTTGATAAATTATTTTCTGGTCTATGTAAAATAATGTGTGTAAAAAAATAAAAATTACTTTTTTTATCCATGAGTTCTGTTTTATTTAAATAAAACTGCAAATTTATATTATCAATAATATTTTTTTTTAAATAATTTTGTGTTTTTTTGTCGATGGCGTTTAAATATTCTTTATACATCTTTTGACATTTCTTTTGGCACCGCTTGTATGTTCCAATGTATAAATCTAAAGGGTTCAATACCGTGGTCTACTGCATATTCGTGTTCCAAAAACCCTGGAAATATAATCAATGTGCCAGGTGTGGGTTTAAAGTGAATAAGTTCTGTGCCACCCCATACACCTTTTTGATTTGGTTTCATTTTTAATTTTGTAGCTCTTGCCCCGGTTCTCGGTTCGTGAAAGATAGGGTATGATGTTTTATCACTACACTTTAAAAAATAAAAACCTGATACGTGTTGATTCCAATGTATGTGTGCAGAGTGGTGACCGCCACCTTTTTTAGCAAACTCTTGCACCCACATTTCACTAAAAATAGTTTGATATTGTGACATATCATAACCTTGATGATCTAAATATTCCCAAGACTTTTGACCAATGTAGTTTCTAAAATCTAAAAAGTCATTATCTATTGTTAGAGGTGTTGAGTGATATGATGTACCAAAGTCACCGTATTTTTTTATATGTGCTTTTTCTCTGTTTCTTGCTTCTTTAATATATTTGTTAGAAGCTTTGTTTAATGACTTTACAAACTCTGGTTTTTGCTCTGACCAAATGGTCGTATTAAAATAGTTATTTATATACATTATCTAAACGGCTTTCCTAAATGCCAGACAACAAGACTATATCTTGTGCCAGCGGTTACGGGTTTAACTCTATGCCACACAAATGAAGGAAATACAATGATAGAACCTTTTGGTAATATCTCTTTACATTGTATTCTATGTTTCGATTCATCTCGCATATGTGGGTCATAGTTTCTAAAATCAAATTCTAATTCACCACCTTTGTATTCTGAACCATCTGTTAACTGACAAGTCATAGATAGTTTTCTAATTCTGCCGTGTTCTGGATTTTTGGGGTCTTTTCTATCATAAGGTTTATCCCAACTATCACAATGCCAATCATAATATTGATTTAGTTTATATTTTGTAAACTGACAAGATTCAGATCTTTCCCAATCAAAATTCCAACCAGCCATTTGATTTGCTCTATGCACATAAGGATGTAATTCTTTATATATCCAAGTATCATTTAACCAAACTAAATCAGAGTTTCTTTTTCTTTTTAAATCCAATACTTCTTCTTTTTTTAATTTTCTATCACCATAACCACCTGTTCTAGCCATAACTTCTTTTTGTGCGTTAGCATATTCAATAACTTCATCACAAAATTTGGGTGTTAATACACCACTAAAATACCAATAATAATTAAATATATTCATACGTTATTGTTTGTACAAAATTTAATGAATCTTTTTGATTGTTAGTTAAGTAATACATATTAGTTGATGGAAACATAATAAACATATTATTTTTAAGTGGTATATCCCAAGATCTACCTTTACGTCTATTATCTTCATAGTGTATTCGAACCATACAGTCTTTGACTTTTACACCATAGAGTAATGTATAATCAGGAGAGTTACGTAAATCTACTGGATCTATGTTTAATAAAGGAATTGTAGTCTCTTGAGGCTTATACATATTGCCCCATGTTTCTTTGTTAATTAAATTAAAGCCATATTCAAGATTAATGTGATCTCGGATATATGTATTTAACATATCCCAAGTTCTTGAAAATGGAAAAGGTGAATCTGTAACTTGTGATGTTAATATATCTTGTTGTAGTTTATCTCGGTCAATGTCCCAATCTTTAGGCATTGCCACATCACCGTAATATAAACTTACTTCTGATAATACTTTCTTTTGCATACCACCACCATTTTTAATTTATGCTAAATCGTTTGTCAAGTCCCAAGACTGACCTGATTCATTCCAAACATAATGCCATCTATGAGTATCAGCATCGTTTTGCGATTGTTGTTCTGCAGTTAATGCTGGAGCAGCACCGATTGGTGAATCCCACTGAGCAGTTGTAGTATTTTTTACCCAAGATGCATATGGTTTTTTAGGCCAGAAGATTTGATCATCTTCATCCCATTCATAACCTATACCTGCATAATTTCCTCTAAATGCTTTTGAGTTATCACCAGAGTTGTGTGTATTACTTGATGTATTGTATGAAGTTTGAATCCACATTTGCGCAGGCCAATTATTGTGTCTCTCTAAATAATATTGACCTACTGATTCATCTTCAACACCATCAGCGTTAAGCATATCAGAATTATTCAAAGTTAATACTTGAATAACTTTTCCGTTAGATCCTAGTTTTGCAAAATGTGCCATAATGTTTCTCCTTATATATTAATTTTAATTACCATTCAACTATTGAAATTTATATCTTATTACAACTATTCCTGATCCTCCAGCACCACCTCTTATACCAGTTCCTCCAGAAGCACCGCCGCCGCCTCCACCAGTATTAGTAGTTCCTGCAACACCGTTTGAAGAAGAAGTTGGACCGCCTGCACCGCCACCACCTGAGCCACCAGATCCTCCTCCAACACCTAATCCACCTGCGCCTCCACCTCCTGCTCTCGCAGTAGGTGTTCCATTAATAGTTGAAGTTCCACCAGCTCCTCCAGTTGATGTAGCTGGATTTGGTGGTGTTCCTGCTGTGGGAGCGTTAGTTCCTACAGCGGTTGCTCCACCGCCGCCTCCACCAGGTTTTCCACCGCAAGGACTACCGGTTCCACCAGCATTACCTTGAGGAGGACTTACTGGAGGTGTATTACCTGCTCCTCCAACAATTGGAGTTGATGGAGAATATTGTCCACCACTTCCTCCTCCACCGCCAGATCCACCGGCGTTTCCAAATTTTTGTGGCCCTTGATATGTTCCACCTCCACCTCCACCACCTGCGGATGTTATTGTACTTGATCCTGTAAAAACTGAATTTGAACCACCTCCTCCTACCGATTCATCTGATCCTGGAACTGAACCGCCGCCACCTACTGTTACAGGGTATCCAGTCGCTGTGACTGGTAAAGCTGAAACACAGGCACCTAAAGGAGTTCTTGCATAACAACCTGATGCTGTTCCACCAGATTCTCTATAACCACCAGCTCCACCACCACCAGCACCATATCCACCAGCACTAGAACCATTGCCTCCTCCTGCACCTCCGGCTATTACTAAATAATCTACTGAATTTGAACCAGCACAATTACCTGCACAAGAAACAGTAAATGTTCCTGGTCCTGTAAAAGTGTGAACTTTATAATTTGTACAAACTGTTGTGATTGTTCCACCTGTTGCTGTAACAAATTTTGGTTCTGGAACTTCACTTTGTAATCCTGAATCTGTTACTAACCAACCTCTTGTTGAATCTATAAAAACTAGAGTTACTGCAATACCCTCTTCAGTTAATACTGCATTAACTGTTGAACCACCAATTTTATCTGAACCGTTTTGAACTAATGTAACTCCATTCGTATCAAATGTATTTGCATAATCTTTAATTGCAACAACATCTCCTGCTGTTCCTGCGGGTAAATTAATTGACACTGCACCACCTGTTGTGTTTACAAAATACCCTTCACCAGCGACTGCTGTAAAACCTGATGTCTTAACTGTTGTTACCCAAGACGCCGAACCTGTTGCACCAAAACCTGATGCAGTACCAGAGTTTGTTATTGATACACCAGCAGGCTTCTCT